TGATGCACTGAGCTATCGCTCGATTGAGTATATCGGTTATTACTAAGCTGCCACTGCTGCAACCAGTTACCAACATCAAATAGCCAACGCTCTATAGCTTTACCAATTATCGATGGTCGTCCTGCTTGCCTACGTATGCTTACCGGATTGGCCATGCTAATAGCATTTTATTGCTCTTGAGTAATAAATGGAAAATGATAATGTTACGCCAGTGAGTACCTTATCGTATAATTTAACGGCTGAACCAAGATCAATAGCATAACCATCACTAAATGTTAATACGCTACCCTGACCACCTGACACACGATCAAATAATTCCTCTGCTATTGAGTACAGCGGATCAGATATTACATCAGCATCAACATCGTTATCGTCAAACTCGGCCAAACCAACTACCAGTATCTCTATTGGATGCTCAACTTCTACCTGACCTGACTCATCACTTGTTGCCGCTGTTATATCTGGTCGGTTATTATAGATGGCCACGTTGTCAACAGATAGATCAATATCATCTACCTCAACATTTGCCTCTGCATCCGTTGCTCTTAGGAAGATCAGATTTGCTATCTGACCTACTGCAGCCTCAATCAGCTGGCTTACCTGTAGCGGTGTCATTTGTATATGGTTTACGATGTCCTAGCCGGTAGAGAATAAATAGTCCAAAAGCTAATGAAACTATTAGCCCTAAAGAAAATCCCAATACCAACATAAATAAATCTACAAGTACTTCCATTTATTTGTTTCTAAATTGTTCCCTTATTGAATTAACTCGTGAGCGGTATCCCTGCTCCTCGTAGTGTAATAATGATATGCCATAGGCAAAGTTGGCATCGAGCTTAAATACATCATCGTGAGTATAAGCTCCACTAGATGCTGTAACTATATTGTCTATCATTTTCATGTCTGCAAATTTAGCGAGCCTTTCAATTCCTGCCAGCCGTTCAATATTCTCCTCATTGGCACCGGTGGAGAAACTGACGGCTGAAAATCTAGCAGCCCAAAACTTATCAAACCTGTTGAGTTCTGAAAAAAAAACTTAGCCAAGCCGTAACAATCCATAGCCGATGATTTAAGAACAAGCTTCTCAACAGCATCAATACGCTCAGCGTCATACCTTTTATCAATGACAAGCTGCATATATATCGCTATTGTTCGTGGCATTATCTTCACTAAATCCTCACTATTTTTTATCACTAGCTGGCTAAGTAGTATCTTCTGTCCTAGTAGCTTACGATCAATCGAATCAGGCGTTTTATATAGATCGTCGCCAATCTGTATATACTCCGGCCTGGGTAACGTATCCCATGCTGGTTGATCAAATGCGAAAGCACATACAGCTAACATCGTATCCTCTAGTTTAGATTGGTTGCTATTGGCTAGTAGCTCAACATCCAGCCCAGTTATAATCGAGAATAGTTTGAGGATGTTTTTTCTATCCCAATCTGATTCGAGTTTAATCAGCTGCTCCAATGTTATCTCACGCCAACTTGCCGGGGCAAATATCTTTAGTATTTCCTTATCGGTCTTTATTTTAAAACCAATCATAGCTTCTCATTGATTATATACTGCACCAATTGCTTGCGTGTTATCTTACCTATTTTGAACAATTTCTTAATCCGCTTTTTAGCCATGCCCTGGTGTCTTTCATTTGGAAATCTCATGGCTATTTTCTCGATCATCCGCTGTGCTGATAACCGGGTCACGGCTTCAATTTTATTTTATCAATCATATACACGATACCCATTAGTACTACTAGCATTAAAAATCCTATCCACTCAGTCATTTTCTCTCAATTTTGCTAAGCAAAAATATGCCAACTATTGATAGTATAAGTAAAATCGCCGTTACATATTCAGTCATATTCATTGCCTGCTGATTACATCCTGCGGTACTTTGTCCTGTTCAACATAAACGAATGTATGTCTGCAGGCAAATCCGCCTGCCAAGACGAATATACTTCCACGATCAGTATTTGGTATCATCCCATCCCACGGTGCTTCATTTGCCGGCCACTCACGAACTTCATTAACATGGAAATACTTGCCCGCTTTTGGTGAACAGAATTGGCGGTTTCTGTCGTCTTTAGGTCCATCGTATTTTATCCATACAAGATCAAATCCAGAACTAACAATATCATTCACGCGCCGAGCAAATATCTGCAAGCTGGTTTCGGCACGTAACTGGCTAAATGTTCTTATACGATTTACTAGCCTATACTCCATATCGGTTAGCATAGCACTAATAGTTGACCTGCCAGTCATATGTTGTGCCAGTTTATCGATTATTGGATTAACAACCTCATCATTAAAAGCCTGGAAGCTTAGCTCATTATCAATATCACCACTTATTGTTGTGACTAGTCCTTTTACTTGCGATATAGTACTTCCGCTAACATCGCCATGCTTGTCATTATAGTGATTGATAGTTAACTCAGCCATTGGTTCCAGCTGTGCCTTTAATCCAGCAACAGCTTTAGCAAATGCCTGTGTTGATAAACTATTAACAAGTGCTCGGTTGACATCGCTTATAATATCTCTATTTGCTGAGGATGGAACTATCTTATCCTCGTCATCAACATCCATCTTCTTTAGATCAGCTCTTGAATTACGCCAAGCTACTTCACCTCGCTGCTGCATATCACTTTGGAACTTATTAACTTCACGTTGTACTATATCGTCTAGTTCCTGTGCTATTGCCATATTACAAATTTAATCATTATGCCTGAAATGGTGTGGTACCACTTACAAAAGTACCAATTTTAACTCTGTCACCAGCTCTCATAAACTTGGTTACTGCATATCTGGTGGCATCCATTGCATGATTCCAGTGATCTACAGGTACGCCTGCTTTTTTATCACTCCATTTATAGGAGCGAATCTCCTTAAGTATATTAATTGATCCCGGATCAACATGTAATGTGTATTCCCGAACAGCTAATATTCCGGCTCGTACTGAATCAGGTCCCTTAATGGCAGCTGCAATATTAAGTCCCCCAGCACTAAGTGCATGTATGCTCTTTGGTTCTGCCGAGTCTGCAACTCCAGATAAATGGCCGTAGCCAGCGGACTTGATTTTATCGGCAAGTTGGTCATTGAGTAATCCTGTTTCATAAACTAGTTCTTTTAAGTACAAATTGCTTCCTGATTTACCTACCAGGACAACGGCTGCGGGGTCATGTGAGAAGCCAAAGTCAATACCGAGATATTGATAATCACAATTATTATTCTGTTTCCTCATATTTTTTATATATAAGATCAGTGAGGTTACCGTATTCACCAGTTCCGAAAATTTTCCATAGCTCTGGATCCACTTCTTTCAGGTATTCGATTTCGTTAACCTCAACATCGCTCAGGTAAGGATTATCTTTGTAAGTACTTACTACCACCTTCACATCTCCCTTAACTACTGAGCGCTTGATCTCTATCTCCTCACGAAGCCACGAAAATGGATCCGACGGATTGAAGTCTAAATATATCCTGCCTTTTGTTCTTATTGAGAGCTGAATAAACAGCTCATAGCTTATTTCATCAGCCTCAATAATATGCAAGTGATCCCGCTTTCTACTTCTAACCTTGCTCTGATCATCAAGCGAGAAAAATTCGATCATCCTGTTATTGAAGGTAAACTGAAAATCAGTGAAGTTGGTATGTATTAAAGGCCATAGATTAAGACTTGCTACTATCTCTTTGAAATCGCGGTATCCTGTTGCCTTAAGAGCTGGCAATGTACGCCTGGTTATCGACCATACCTGCTCGGCACCACCTACCGCCTGAGAGAGCCATATGACTGCAAGCTGTACAATCGAGTAGGTCTTACTCGCTCTTACTGATCCACGGTTTAAAAATATCTTCTGAGAGCCGGTCCTGTTTTCATTAAATATTCTGGTAGGTGATAACTGGCTCACTTAAGAATATCTTTCGGTAATCCATCATTTGGTTTTCCGTTCGCTGCTATTCGCTTCATGCCATCGACCAGTTCTATTACCGGTATATCATCTACCGCCGCCATTATCTGCCTGGCCATCTCCGGTTTGAAGAACCTGATAATTGATAAATAGGTGATTATGAAATCACGCCCCTCTAATTTATTCATCTCTAGCCAGAACCTGTCCGTTGCAATACCGAGGATGGTCTCCTCCAATCTTTTCCACGCCGGATGTTTCCTTGTATGTGGTGTCCTTCCCGATCCTTTAGGATTTGATGGCGTTCTACTTTGGCCGTTTCCTTCCATTATTCAAATTTAATCATAATTTACGCAAAAGTATATTTTCTTTAGCTGCACGGACGGCCGTTATTGCCTGGTGGTAGGTCATGACCTTGGAGTAATGCTTGGTTTTTTTCTTATGGTCGATGGTTAGTAGTCGCCATCCTGTTGCTGTTTTTACTTTGCTAATATCCATGCTCAAAAGTACAAAAAAACAATGGCCGTATAGAGCCTCCTGCCACGATATGGACGGTTGATACCTTCGAGCGGAGGTAGTCTCTCCAGCATAG